TCATTCTCACCGTCTAAACCGTCCTGATCATATTCGGGTGTCCTGCCGTTTACCGTATAGGATAAATGAGGTAAGGCTTTACCGGTCGGGACTCTCTGCGGATATATACGAGCGCTGACTAGTGCAGTTATACCGGCAAAGTTTGAAAGGTAATAGTATAGCTGCTCTCTCATTGCTTGCCCTTCCCTGGATCGCCTTTGGATTTATGGAATGCTGTAACCTTTTCTTGAACTCTGGTTATCATCTTCTTTACTGCCAAGTCACCAACAGACTTAACGGCATCGCTTAAAAAGTGCTTACCGACTATATTGCGCTTAATAGATCCGTAGTTTTGCACCGCTGCATATTTTGCAATAGCTACTGAATGGCCGCTTTCATTAGTAACTTGCACAGCAGATAGGACACCGGCACGAGCAACCAAGCCACGGCCACGGCCTTTACTGAAAGTCTTAGACTTAATCTCTTTCTTTAAGAATCCTAAATCTTCAGGAACATTTCGTTTTATATCTTTTCTGAACTCAGCAGCCCCAACATTTAAACCAGGTCTAACCATTTTATTCTGAAAACCTTGAGCCATTTGTAACAACTCTTTGCCTAGTTCCTTGGCGCCATTCACTTTAAATAGATCATTCTTAGCCATTGGTTGCATCCTCCTGACGCTTACAAAACAAGTGCATTTCTTCCATGCCATCAAGCGTTTCATTCCAGTCTACAATATTGTAATATCTTGAACGGTGTAAAATTCTCATAGTCGAGCGGATGCCTGAATCATACCTAACTTTAAAAGTGGTATCAAATACGGCATTTATCTGGCTGCCGCTTGTGACTTCTGAGCCACCACCATTTGAGATCGCAGCGTAACAGCTCGCATATGTAGACCAAGAAGCAACAGACTCACCAATGCTGTTTACAGTCTCGCCTCGCTGCTCTATAACAATCTCATGCTCTAGCTTGCCCGCTTCCATAATTAAAACCTGTAGTCTGAAGCTGGACTAAGTATAGCCATCATAGCTTCATTGGGTTGTCTTGCTGCTGTGGTGTTTGCTTCTCTATGCTCGAATAGTTCCGCAACCCTCATCTTAATAACGGTCTTAAAAGTTTCTGGTACTGCTGACGCTGCGCCATATCCGGCAACATAAGTAACCTTTACTGCATTGGGTTGGACTAAGACTTCAGGATAGCTTTCAAGCGGATCTCTAAAGACTTTGTTTTGTATGCTCTTGTTGTCGAGCTTATAAAGTGTTGAGGTGAGGGTTTGCTCTGCGTCATCGGTGTCTTGATAAGTGATTGATGTAATAGACGTGGCTGTTCCGGTTGGGAGTAATATCTCATCGCATAAATCCTCTATGTAAAATTCATAAGTCGTAGTAACCATGGTCTTATTTGACCATGATTCTACGTCCTTACGAGCTGCTGTAATAAGGGCAGTAATAACCGCATTTTGTAGGCTTCCAGTATATCGCATAAACAATGAAGCTTCTGCTAATGTCACTGGTTCTTCGGCCGGTTCTGTGTTAATTACTAACCCCATTATTACAACCTCTTTATACTGTTACTGTTTCGTCAACTTTAGCACCGGCAGCAAGAGGAGCATGTGCAAGCGCCACCCCTTGAAGTACACCGGCAGCTACTGAAGTTGCGCCAACAGTTGTAACCGTTAATCTCACATGAGTGAAATCATTAGCATTATCTAGATCGCCAGGCTTGAACTGAATCAAAGCAGTTCCGGCCGCAGTCAACTGTGTAATTGCAGAACCAGAAAGAGTTTTAACGCCCGTTCCTGAACTATCAGAAGCTTGCTGTATAATAGCATCAACTGAAGTTCCGACTGTTCCCGCTGTAACGATGGCTTCCCATGCATTAGCGTCACCGGCATAAAAATAACCAGTGCTATAAGCTGCTGCACCGGCTACCGGTTCAATGATTCCTTGTACTGATACTAGATCAGCTGCGTTTGATGATACATGCATAATATATCTCCTTAATTATTAGGCTGAGCCAAGTTGAACAAATGGTGATAGAGTCGCACCAGTACGTGGAGTATAGACATCATTACACCAAGGAATACCGTTAATGCGGTGAGTCCAACGGAATGCAGTTGAGTCATAGTCAAAACGAACGTGGATAGAGCTAGCGAATTGTGAACCGCCAACCTTTTCAAGACATCTATAGCCTTCAGGATTGATAAGTCTAACATCACCAATAGAACCAAGAGCTGAACAATCTTCAGACTGATATACTGGGAGGCCATTCATAAGGCCAATCATACCATTCTTAAAGTAAGGCTCCCAAGTAATCGGAGTGTCACCAACAGTCATCAATGGCAACTTAGCCATGACATCACGGTTAATGAGCCAGTAAGCACCAGGGCCATTAATAAAGCGAGCGTACATAGCTGCGATATCTTCAGACTTAACTGTGCTTGCAGTGTTACGAGTTACAGCAATCTTGTTACTGTTATTCGTGTTGAACATACCAAGAGCTTCACCTACACCAGTACCATTCAGCAATTCACCGGCAAACTTGGCACGAATAACTTTAGGCGCTTGAGTTGCAAGGTGTCCAGATAACCAAGGAATATCATTCAGATCTTCTTCAGTAACATCAGAGTAAGCATACAACTTAGCAAGAGCAAGAGTAGTAGTCTCAAACACTTCTTTAGTTGATGACATCTGTGTATTTTCTGCAATACGTGAAGCAGTTAGACCAACAGAACCACCAGTAGTATTAGCAGCACTTCTCTTGAAAGTCTTGCTATTACTTGATGTTTGCTCAGTGTTCATCTTGCCGACCCAATCGTCAGAGATACCAGACTCGTTAATCAATAGACCTTGTGCAAATTCACTTGGAATCATTAGACCATCAGCAATTGAGGTATGAGTACCGGCAGTTTGCATAATGTCTTGAATACCCATAAGGCGCTTATCTTGAGAGATATTGTTACCGTTGTCGTAAACTGACTTCAGGAACTCACCGCCATTACTAAAGCCAAACTTAGGATCTTCCATAAATCCCTCTTTGACAATCGCTGCAAACTTAGATGGGCCTGGCTTGACTGTCTTAGGCTTAGAGAAAGAACTCAATGAGGCTTGAATAGCTTCAAATCTTTCATTCTCTTGTTTTACTTTTTCAAGTTCTTTCTGTGCGGCTTCGACTGAATTAAGCTTGGCAGAATAATCTTCTGTTCCTTGCTCGATTCCTGCAAGCTCACCCATAAGAAGCTTAATTTCTTCTTGTTTTGCTTGGATTTTATCCATTGTATTTCTCCATAAAAAAAGGCCACCTATGCACACCGGTGCACTGATAGCCTCAACTTTTCGAGTTATGTTGTGTTGTTCTTATTGCCGCAGCCGCATCTTTACACGGCAACAAGCATTGAGATTAGTATAAGTTTTATTTATATAAAATGCAAATCATATAAACAAATTATATAGATCGTCTTAGATTCTGCGCTCTGGCTCCTTGGTCTAAGAAGTCAAAAGCTTGTTGAACTGATTTAATACCGTCGCTTAATCCTAGCCTTTCCGCATCTGCTTGGAAGAAACTTTGACCGCTGCGAGCTTCTGAACCGTCGGACATATCCGCATTAGGTCGGCCAGAAGTAACCGCAGAACTAAACCCTTCCTGCAACTGGTTTACTTTCTTCTGAACTGATTCAACCATATCGGCCGTTATCTCAGTTCCAGTTATCCCTGATCCCTTGAGTGGGCCTGTGGCTATTTTTATAACTTTTATTCCTGCCATCTTAGCAGCTTCTGACTGATCGGCCATTACCGTAACAGTTCCGATTGATCCAGTCTCATTGAATTTATCAGTGCTAAATACTTTACCTGCCTGCGATCCACCGTAATACGCTGCGCTCGCCATCATGCCGGTATTAAGTGCGGCAGTCTGTTTGAGTCCTGACAGCTCTTTGACTTGCTGCGCTAGTATGTGCATCTGATTAGCTTCACCACCTGGGCTATTAATATCAAATAAGACTTGATTAATCTTGTCATCTTGCTTAACGTCTTCAACCGCTTTCATTAAGTCTTGAGTTGATACGGCATCAAACATAACCCGCTCAAACAATCCAGGGTTAAACATCATCGGCCCGTTAATACTTATCATTGCCCGATTATCAGACTTTTGTAATACCGGTTTATTTAATATCTTGGCCTCGTTATCATCAATCATTAACTTAGTTAATTCTTTTCTGAACGGCTCAATACATTCTACTTGTTGATTTATGCCAACCATAGCCAACGAATCAACCATTAAATAATTATTCTTAAACATTAGCTGAATCCTACTGTTATTTTTTTACTTGATGCGAGTGCTATATCATTTGTCAGTGTAACGGTGCCTGTATCGGTTATCATCGTGCCGCCTACATCAGCTGTTACCGTGGTGATAGTCTTGGCTGATTGGGTTTTAGTCAAGTCAATTAAGCCGCCATTTAAATTAAGCGTTGTAATAGTTCCGCTTGCGTAATGGTTTACAGTTCCGCTATTGCTGATTGTCAAAGTTGTTATAGTAGTTGCAGCAACTGAATCATACTGGTTAAGTGTGCCGCCTTTGATGACTGCCGTGGTTACACTTGATTGGTTATTAACTGACCCGCCCGATAAAGTTAAATT